ATGTAGGGTCCACCACCCTGCGGGGTCCGGTGCCGTCGTCAATAGTGAGAGGCCATTGATTTCCGCCACCACTACTCAAGCAGGGGTACACGTCGTCAGCGGTGAGCGCCCAGCGTCCCGCACGCGCAGCGGTGCCGTCAGCAGTTGGGTCAGTTGCCCCGGACGCGAAGTAGGCCACGGCCTTGCTATATCCGCCTGACGCAAACGGAAACGCCCCGAACAGACGAAGTGGCGCAGTAAGCAGCGCGCCACCATTGCTTGGAAATGAATCGACTACACCCGCAATCGGGTTGATGAGCTGGTAGTTTGCAGGGTCAGATGACCCGGTGTTGAAATAACCGACAGTCGGGACTGAGAGTTGCACCCACGCCCCGGTGCTGGCCCCGTAGAACACATAGCTGCTGCCGGACGTGACCTTGCCAATCTTTGCAGCGTTAGCTGCCGCGGGGAACGCCGTTTGCAGGGCCGCCCCGGTCGCATACACAGTGTTTGAAACCAACTCTGCTGATGGAATCGTAGTATTCACACGGCAATTGTTTCCTTTTGAACGCTCGTAACTGTTAGCGATTTCGAGCAACACCGAATAGTCAGGGCTGAATTTTTGCCATACACCGCCGATAGAGTGATACTCAGCCCCATTGACAAGCTGCACACTCCCTGCATTACTCGCTGCGGGGAGGGCTGATTGAAGGGCGGCGAGGGATGGGTAGGAGGCCGCACCGGGTCCGGGCGTCACCGGACCACCATCTTGCGGCGCAATAGCGATGCACTTGCCCGACTGATCAAAAACTCCACTGATCGGGGATACGGTATTGGCCATGGTGTTCCACAAATAGAAAAGCCCACGCATCGTGGGCTTGGTTGTCTTTGGTGGCTTGCTAGAAGCTCAGGACGGGGCGCATCGTACAGCGGCAGAAGATCGCTTGACCTGGCAAGCCCTTCTCGCCCGTTCGCTCGTCAATCACTGGTGGGTCGTCGTAGCCGAAGACCTTGCCGTCTAACTTCAGGTGCAGTTCTCGGGGGTGCTGTGAGCCGCCCGTGTGCAGCCATTTGAACTTTGTCACGCCGGCCTGCTGCATGCGCTCGGCGCTCAAGGCGGTGTAGACCTTGCGCGTCTGATCCATCGCCACGTTACGGGCGTGGCGGATGTTCTGGTTGTACTTGTCGTTCAGGAATGGCACCAAGTCCTTCAGGCCCTGCCCCGTTGTGATCGACCGCATCACTTGGTTCTGCACATCGCCCAGGTACTTCGTGGGGATGAGCTTGATCAGGTTCGCTGCCTCGGTCGAGCTGGCTGAGATGATGTCTTGCATGCGCCCGGTCATGGCGTCCGGGTTCAAGACCAACTGAGGCGCCATGTCCCGCAGCGACATGCCCGTGGTCACGGTCGCGTTCTTGAGCGTGCGAGCCACCATGCGCTTGGTTGCACGCTTGGCCAGCCTTGCAAACAGGATCTCATACTTCTCGCGCAGGGCGTTCAACTGGATGCGCGCTTGAGGCGATGCTCGGCCATCCATCGCAGCGTCAACAACGTGCTCTTCAAACACAGCCACCACTGCGCGCTTGACCTCATCACCCATCTTGCGGATGAGCGTCAGGATGCTTTGGGTGTACTCCTGCTGGATGGCTGCGTTGGGGCGAAGGATGCCGCCGACGATTTCATTTTGCTTTGTCGGCTTAGGTGGCATCTGGCGCACAAATAGAAAAGCCGCCCGTAGGCGGCTCGCTGATCACTTGAAGATCAATCCTCATCACTCAGATCGTCATCATCATCCGGGCCATCGCCGCCATCTTCCAACTCTTCAACCGGCATCTCCGCATCAATGCCCAGCGCCGCATAGCCGCCACTAGGGTCTTCCACCACACGGCGGCGCTCGTCTTCGCTGCTGATTGCGCCCGACTGGATGAGCGCGGCGCCAGTCTGAGCCTTGACCAGATTCGTGTCGGCCAACTCTTTCGCGGTCGGGGAGTCCAGCGGCTTCCAATTGACTGTGGTGTCAACGTACTCGCCATCGACCTTCAGGACCATTGAGCGCATCACCAAAGCATGGTGGCGCTCAATCAGCGGCGTCAGGTCGTGGGTTTGGATGCTCTCCAGCTCCTCGTGATAACTCGCCTCTTCAAACTCGCCCGTAGCGTTGAATCCCTTGGGGCTGGTGCCCAGCATCTTGGTCGATGGCACGTTCGCGGCGGCGGCCACAATCTGATACTGGGTCATGATGACCGTATCCAGATCGGCCAATGCCGTGTCAAATTGCTGAAACTCGTCGCCGTCCTTGTCGCCCAATTTGATGCCGTAGTTGTCGCGGTAGCTCACCCAGTCATCCAGGCGCTTCATGGCTGCGTCTGAGTCGCCCATGACAGCATCCATGTTGGTGAGCCATACGTTTGTGCGCTTGGTCTGCACCAACTGCGGGGCCTCATTGGCCACGCGCTCGGCGGCGTACACCCGCTCCATGATCAGTTGCGGGATCGGGATACCGCCGTACAGGTACTGGGGCTTGAGAAGGTCTGGCACCTCGCCATTGCGAAAGATGATCAGGTGCGTGCGGTGGTACTTCTTGCCGTTGATGACCCACCATGTGGGCTCATAGAAGTGCATGTTGTCCGGTGATGACACAGAGAACTGGTCAATCTGCGGAACACACCAGTACGGATCAACTTGGACGATACCTTTGTAGCTGCCCTCGGTCACGCCATCGATGTTGAATGGCTTTTCGTAGTAGTCCCTGTCATCGGACTCCACCTCGAACAGCGCCACACGCACGCCAAAGATGCGGCCATGGGTGATGAACTGCTCAAGGTTGAGCGTGAGCTTCATTGCCCGGTCAGCGCGGCGCAGGGCCTTGACTGTCTCGGCGTCAAGCTCATCGCCATCAACCGTGACGATATCGAACCCACCTCGGATGGCATCGCGGCCAGGCATCCGGCACGCCTTGGCAATAAGCCAGTGCTGCGCCAAGATCGCGCACATCTGGTGCCCGATGAATGTCTGGCTTGCGTACCACGATGCCAGGACTTCAGGAACACCCATCGTTGGGCGCTTCAGGCTTGGCGTGCCGTCAGATGCATCCATGGCGCCAGCCGCTGCGATGGGCTTGGGTGCAGCCTTGACAAGCTCAGCGATCACCGCAGCAGCATCAATCAGCTTGCGGCCAGCCTCAAACGCGTGAGTGCTGAAGAAGCTGCGGGCGCGCTCAGCAGACTCCTTGGGCATATCAACCGGCTCAGCCTTTGTTGATCGTACCCAGTCGAAGAAGCTCATGAATGCCTTTAGCCGAAGAAACTGCGCGATGACATGTCGGGGGCGAACGCCATCACAAGGGCGTCAGCGAGGTTTGGAGAAGCAACTTCGCGCTTGGCCAAGTCCTTTTTGCTCTCAACCTTTACGCGCCCGTTTTGGTCGTAGTCGCGTTTTGGTGTGGTCAACTCATCAATCAACTGATCCATGAATGGCAGATCAGAGGACAAGCTGATCAACTCGTCGTCGTCAAACTTCTCGCCGTTGCGCACAGCGTTGTATGTGTTCCGGAACCTGTCGGCCAGCAACCACCAGGCTTGCGCCTTGATGTTGGAGAACATGTCCTTGTTCTTGGTGCCCTGCGAATAGACCGCATCAGGCCGATACACCGCGCCACCCGCATTGAACTTTGAGTAAGCGACTCGCTGGCCAGGATGCTGGGAATTGAGTTCGCCGAACTTCGCGCCCGCCGATGCCCCAACACCAATTGAGTCGTATGTGATCCCGGCGTCTCGTTCGCGCGCTGAGTGATACACCCGCGTGCACGACTTCAGCAACTCATCTTCGCCAGCCTTCCACATGTCCGACCACAACACATGGGAGCCGTGAGCGTAGACGGATGCGCACTTATCGGCGCCCGAATCCGCCACGTCAAAACCGATTCGCTTCTTGCCTGCAGGCGCCAGGCTCAAGGCCCGGTGCGCATCAATCGCCGCCATGCACCATGAACGCTTGATGATGACGCTCTCATCATCCTGCTTGGGCACACCCTTGTAGATGTGATCGTATTCGTCGTGGTCCTCTTCCCGCGCTGCGTCAATGATGGCGCGCATGGTCGAAGACAAGAACGGGTTCTCGTCGTAGTTGATCTGCCGCACCACAGTGCGCGGCGGTGGATCAAGAACAAACCGGCGATAGGCAAAGTCGGTTGCGAGCTTGGGGTTGAAGATCACCCAAATCTGCGAGCCAGCCTTGCGAATGGTCGGCTCCAACACCTTCCATTGTTCTTCGGTGAGGTTGTGGGCCTCTTCAATCCAAAGGATGTCAATACCCTCAAGCGATTTGATTTCGTCGATTGAGCGCCAAAGGCCGTAGAACAGGAATTCAGCCCCGCTGTGCAGGTTGATGATCTTGTCTCGCTGGATGTCAAACCTGCCAGAAAGACCGAACCGCTCTATCTGGATCTTCAGCAGCGAGTAAACCGACTCACTGATCTTGTTCTGAAACTGCCGCGTGCACAGAATCCGCAGCTTGTAGCTGTTGGCCAGGAACGTAGCGAACCCAGCCGCATCCCATGACTTTGACGATGCCCGTCCGCCGTGCAGAACACGATTGCGCGCCGGCTCACGCCAGAACCCTTTAAGCGCAGGGTTGAGGCTTGGCTTACTCGTCTTCTCCATAGAAGTGCCCCAAGCCAGCCGGTGTCTTGTTCTCTGGCGCGCCAGCGGTAGGGGTGATGCCGAACGCTTCACGCTCCAACGCAATCAGCGTCTTGATCGAGTCAGACAGCGCCTTCATGGTCTTGGTGCGCTCCGGCAAGCTGATCACCGCCAGGTAGATGTCGTTGAGCTTGTCCACGCCCCTGTCATCTTCCTTGCGCAGCAGAACACCCAGATCACGAAGTGCCTGCACGTCGCTGGTGTGCGCCTCAAGCTCAGCAAGCAGACCCATGCACAGCCGGCGAGCGCGCCCAATGTCAGCCTTTTGACCGATCAGAACGTCAGCCATTGCCGTTGCGGCAATCTCCACCTTCTCCACATCGAGTAAACGACGCTCAGCGTTTAGGGTGGCGTTTACAGCGGCGGCGTTTACCTTTGCTTCAGCCTTCGCGCGGATCTTGGCTGACAGATCCTGCACCCACTCGTCGCGCTTGGCGACCTGCGAGATACGGCCCTTTGTGACGCCGTGGGCCTTACCCAGTTCGGAGAGGCTGTACAGGCCAGTGCGGTAGTCGCGCTCTAACGCCTCCCAGTCAACGGCCTTTCGCTTTTCACCCTCTGCTGCGGCCATGGCTCAACGACTCACCCGCAAATCAAACAGCAGGCGCGAACGTGATCACAGCCGACACAGCAACGCCGGGCTCAGTAGGAGCGGGGGCCGGCTCAGGGGTGGGGGCTGGCGCAGGAGCCACGCCAGCCTGTTGAATGGCGGCGGTAGCGGTCACGTTGCCCAGGGCAAAAGCCAGCACGCCAGCGGCGGCAGATTCGGCCACGGCAGCGACAACGACACTCAGGCCAGAGACGCCAGGCGCGAGCGTGAAAGCGTCGGGGCGGTCGGTAGACCAGACCGGGGCGGCGCCTTCGGGAAACTTGGTTGTGATGACGCCGGCAGCGTCAAGCAGCGTGACCGTGGCGGAAACGCCAGAGGTGGGGAT